GCTATGTCTCGTTACTTGAACGTGCTGCAACTGCTTTAACTACCCTTGCGGAGTTAGAGAAAGAAGGCAAGCTCGGCAAGATTACTACTGCGTTGAAATAAGGAGAGAAACAAATGAACTGCTGTAACGACATAGGAACTTGCACACAAGGGCGTGACTGCCCTGTGAGGAAACAACGCGCTCAAGAAACCAACGATGCTTACATGAGCGGCGGATGGGGGAAAGTTGCCGACCCGTATGGCGATGTTGCTGATACCTTCAAAGCGCTCATTGCCGTGATTGCTGTGACCGCAGTAGTAACGCTGCTGGCTTTTTTTATTTGGGGGAAGTGATATGACAGGCTATAAATCAAAGAAGGTAGCGGCGCAAGCCAAGCTGGATGAAGATGATGACACGCAAGTCTACAAGCGCCCGTGGGTAAGCCTGACAGACGACCAGATAAAAGAAATTGTTGGGCCGTGGGGCGACACACCTATCAAGGGGTATACCCGCAAACTAATTGACCAAATTGATGCCAAGCTACGGGAGAACAACAATGGTTGAAGTTGGCGATCTTGTTTACATCCACGAGTCATACGGGCCATTACCTAAAGACTTGTTTGCTGTTGTCACGCGAGTAGCACACCGTTTACCTGCGCTGGACGACAGATATCCACCCGTAAGCGTGGAGCTATGGGTATTCAAGCAGGAGCCAAAAATCAGTAGCTGGTATGAACCTGAACACTTAACAATTCTGGAGAAAAAATATGGATGAAGACGACGATATACAAGTCTATGCAGCGGACACAGCAATCGTAAATACGCTGCTGCCCAAGCTCTACTCAATCATTGACAGGCTATTGGACGGGCAGGACAAGGCGCTGGTCATCGAAGCCCGCAGGGTACTGCCAAAGACATACAAGAACTCGTTTGAGAAAGCAAAGAGTGCATAAGTCAAACCACCAACCCATAAGGATGCTGCTACAACAATACCATGATGGCCTGACCAACTCTGAGATAGCAGAGCGGCTGGACAAAGACGCGAGTCATACAAAGCGTGCGCTGTCAAAAATGCCCGATGTGTACATAGACCGCTGGACAGCCCGCCGAAAACAATGGACTGCTGTATGGTGCGTAGTAGTGCCACCGCAAAACTGCCCTAAACCAACGGAGAAACCGAATGAAAGAACTACCAAACTTTGCCGCATGGACAACCGAAAACTTAGCCAAGTTTGCTGAGGAAGCGTACATCCGTATGCAAGAGCAGCAGAACGCTATTGAACAGTATCAGGGCGACCTCAAGGACGCAATGGTGCAGTTACGCAAGGCCATGTGGGAAGCAAGTAAGTGACGCCCGAGGCCAAGGTCAAGCTTAAGATACATGCTGCGCTTAAGGCGCAGGGTGCGTATGCTGTGAACTACATAGGGGGGCTGCACGCTAACAACGGCACCCCCGACATCCTCGCTTGCCTTGACGGGCGATTCCTTGGCATCGAAGCCAAGGCGGGGAACAACAAACCCACTGACTTGCAGATACAAAACCTGCGGCGCATCGACATGGCTGGTGGGACTGCCTTAGTTATTAATGAAAACAACTTGGAGCTTGTCAATGACCTCAGAAAATGCCGATCCAATTACTACTTTTTTATCCGCACACCAAAAGCCGACGACGAAGCAGGAGGAGCGCCGACTAAAAGAAGTCCTGCGCAAGCGTGAAGCCTACGCAAAGAAAAAACAACTTGACTGGGGTGTAGGGGACATCTACAACCGCTCCCTTGACTTAGAACGGATTGAACGTGACAACTAGCCTAGTAACCTGTGACCTTGAGACCTACTACAGCACAACGTACAGCCTCTCCAAACTGACCACCGAGGAGTACATACGCTCCCCGCAGTACGAGACCGTTGGTATATCACTCAAGCTCAACGACAACTCGACTGCATGGGTGCCGGGGCCCAAGGTGGCGCAAGTCTTACGTAAGAATTACTGGGGTGACAAGCTGGTCATCTGCCAGAACACGGCGTTCGATGGGGCTATCCTGAAGTGGCACTACGGCGTTGACCCGCTGCTGTGGGTTGACATCATGGGTATGTCCCGTGCGTTGTTCCCGCATGAAAAGTCGCATAGCCTCAAGGCGCAAGCCGAACGTATGGGCGTGGGCGTCAAGGGCGATGAGGTGGTGGCGGCGCTGGGCAAACGCTACGCGGACTTTACACCGGAGGCGCTATCACGCTACGGACAATACTGCTGCAACGACACGGACTTGACCAAGCTGCTGTTTGACAAGTACATGGCTATGGGCTTCCCTAAGATCGAACTGAGACTGTTGGACTTGACGTTGCGCATGTTCATTGACCCGGTGCTGATGCTAGACGAACCCAAGCTGCGTACCCACTTGACCGAGGTACAGGACCGCAAGCAAGCCTTGATGGAGACTGTGCGCGATACGATGTTGGCAGAGGCTGACCCCGATTACGTGCACGCTATCTTCAGCGAGGGCATGGCAGGTATCAAGAAGCTGTTGATGTCCAATGACAAGTTTGCTGCGTTACTGCGCAAGTTTGATGTGGAGCCGCCTACCAAGGTTAGCCCTGCTACGGGTAAGCGGGCGTATGCGTTCGCCAAGACCGATGAGGCGTTTAAAGAACTAGGAGAACATGATGACGAGCGTATACAAATACTTGTGGCGGCGCGTGTGGGTAACAAGTCTACGTTGGAAGAGACGCGTACACAGCGCTTCATTGAGATGTCCCATCGTGGGGTATTCCCTGTGCCTCTTCGTTATTATGGTGCTCACTCTGGGCGCTGGTCTGGTCAGGACTCCGTAAACCTGCAGAACCTAACTTCTAATCCAAAAAACCCGAACGCGGGCAAGATTAAGAAGACGATCGTAGCCCCACCCGGTTACGTGGTGATTGACTGTGACTCTTCGCAGATCGAAGCGCGAACCCTTGCGTGGCTGGCTGGGCAGCAGGACTTGCTGGATGCGTTCGAGGCCAAGCAGGACGTGTACAAGATCATGGCAACGCGTATCTACAACAAGCCTATTGAGGACATCACGGGCATTGAGCGTCAGGTAGGCAAGGTCGTGATTCTTGGCGCAGGTTACGGGGTCGGGCATGTCAAGCTCAAAGTGTTCCTCAAGATGATTGCAGGGGTAGAAGTTACTGAGGCTGAGGCAAAGCGCATCATTGACGCATACAGGGCGGCATACCCCCGCATCCCTGAGTTGTGGCGCAAGGCAGACGAGTCGCTACGGGCGTTGGCCATGGGTAATGGGATGCAGGTAGATGCAGTAGGTATTGTGCATGCGGTACCTGACAAGGGGCTAAGCCTACCCAACGGGCTGCACATCCAGTACCCGGAGTTGATTAGGCTTACGGCTGGCGACAAGCAGGAGTGGTCGTACGTATCCAAGGGTGTGGGCGTCCGGGTGTACGGCGGAAAGGTGGTGGAGAACTTCTGTCAAGCTGTGGCTCGGTGCATCATTGCCGAGCAGATGCTGCGTATCTCCAAGCGCTACAAGGTGGTGCTGACCGTGCATGACGCCATCGCTATCGTGGCTAAGGTGGAGGAGGCCGATGTAGCTAGGGCATACGTTGAGGAATGCATGCGTTGGCGTCCCTCGTGGGCTCAGGACTTGCCCTTGGCGTGTGAGTCAGGAATGGGAGCTAGCTATGGCGACTGTTAATAAACCGCTGTTGGATAGGTTCTTCGACCAAGAGATACGTACAGAATTTGGGCTTCCCATGCGGTTCTCAGACAACGCCCCAAGAGACAAGGTGCAGACGTTTGTGCTGTCTCCTGAGGTTGCGCTGGCGGCAGAGACCTTGGTTAGATCGCCTACGTTCAAGCCAACTCCGCTTGACGAGTTGCACATGCCGTACGAGCACACGGCAATTGAGTACCCGTTGACACCTGCAATACAGAAGCTACGCAAGGACGGTATTGTGGATGGAATTATCCCGGTGACTCGGGTAGGAGCATACATCCGTGAGATGGGGGAGGGCGTATTTACGTGCCTTCCGTATTGGGAGTACATAGACGGGGGTATACAACACAGCCTGTTCATGTTTATGTTTGGACTGCCTATTGAGCAAGGAGCGCAAATCAAGTTTTCTGCGAGAGCCGACGGGCAAGACTCAACCTCGGCAAACTTTATGCCCTGCCTATCGTTTATCAAGGCCGCACAAGCCGCGAAGATAACCCCTCAGATGTTTGCGCAGATTACGCAGCACGACCCGCAAGTACAGCAGCACATCATGGAAGCCGCTACCGAGGTCTCAACGCTGCTGTTCGCTACGTACCTGCTGCTTAACTGCAAGAGCGGCGTTGAGAAAACTAGAGTTGCAGCGACCACCCCGCCCAAGGGGTTGAAGCTGGGTGGCAAAAAGAAGAAGGCGTACTCCGCAAGTGCGTACACACTGCTGCACCTGCAAGAAGTTGAGGTAGTCACAGCCACAGGGCACATAAGCCAACGGACGGACCTCACGGCACACTACGTACGCGGACATTTTAAGCAACGCAAGAGCGGACTCTATTGGTGGGGGGCGTTTGTACGCGGCACCGGAACGCCCCGTAAACGCGCAGCGTACATAGTAAAGGACTGTTAAAATCTGACATCCAAACAAACAAACAAAGAACGCCATGGCACTTGCACATTCCTATTCGTCCATCAAAGATTTTGAAGGATGCGCCCGCAGATACCACGAGGTTCGCATTCTCAAAAAATTCAAATCAACCGATACCGAGGCTACGCTGTATGGCACTGCCGTACACAAAGCTTTTGAGGACTACATCCGTGACAAAACTCCAATCCCAAAAATCTATGAACAGTTCCAACCCTTTGTCGAGCCCCTTGCAAATGCGACCGGAGACATACGCTGCGAAGAACGGATGGCAATCCGAAATGACTTTACGCCGTGTGGCTTTTTTGACCCAGACGTATGGATGCGGGGAATACCGGACTATCTGGCCATCAACCGTGAAAAAGGAATTGCCCGAGTTGTAGACTACAAGACGGGTAAATCCTCACGGTACGCCGACAAAGCGCAGCTTGAGCTTATGGCTGCAATGGTTATGCTGCACCACCCAGAGGTGAACACCGTCAAAGGTGTCTTGCTGTTTGTGGTTATCAGTGATGTAATTAAGGCCGAGTTCACTCGTGCCGAACTTCCCACAATCCTGTCTAAATGGGCTGGCAGGGCTGATGCAATAGAGAAGACCGTAGACGTAGGGGTATGGAACCCCCGCAGCTCTGCGTTGTGTAAGTTCTGCCCTGTAACTTCATGTGAGTACAACCGTGGCTAAACCTAGAGACTACAAAAAAGAGGCGCAATACGAAGCGTCTCCTGAACAAGTTGCTAACCGTGTGGCCCGTAACCGGGCTAGGCGGCAGTACGAAAAGAAACATGGCGACCTGCCTCGTGACGTTGAGCTTGACCATATCAAGCCGTTGAGCAAAGGCGGCTCTTCAACCAGCAAAGGCAACGTACGTGCAGTACCTGCCTCCGCCAACCGTAGCTTCTCTCGCACCAAAACCGGCGCGTTGAAGTCGCAGACTTCCAAACGCGAGTCAAAAAAATAAGGTAAGATTTCCGTGCCAAGCAATTGGCATGTTTCTCCTTGATCTTGAGCCGGGTAGTTTAGCTACCCGGCTATTTTTCATTTACTTCTATTTATCTTATGCAAATCATTGACGATAAAGCACTGCTATTTAACACGCGCAAAGCTGCGCAAATCACTGCGCTCATACCCAAGAGCAAGGTCATTGCCTCCAACGGCGACGTTGACCGACTGCTAGTAAATTGGGAGTTTGATGAGGTTCAACTCTTACGCAATCTGGGCATCAAGGACGTACCTAGCCCTATCTTGGGACGGTACCCGTGGCCGGGCATGTTCATCCCGTTTGACCACCAGCGAACCACTGCGGACTTCCTTACCCTCAACCCCCGTTGCTTCGTGTTTAACGAAGCCGGTACAGGCAAGACCGGTGCTGCTGCGTGGGCGGCTGACTACCTGATGAGCCAAGGTAAAGTCAAGCGTGTGTTGGTGGTGTGCCCCGTGTCCATCATGGAGACAGCGTGGCGATCGGATTTATTTAAGACGGTCATGCACCGCACTGTGGCTATCGCGCAAGGGTCACGCACCCAACGTCAGGAGATCATTAAAAAAGGCTACGAGTTCATCATCATTAACTTTGATGGCGTGAAAGTTGTTAGTAAAGAACTCATGGACGGAGGGTTTGATCTTATCATCGTAGACGAAGCCAATGCCGTGAAGAACGTAGCTACCGATCGGTGGAAGTACCTTGCTGCGCTTGTCAAGCCCAACACTCGTTTATGGCTCATGACGGGTACACCGGCATCGCAATCCCCTGTGGATGCGTACGGTTTGGCAAAGCTTGTAGACCCGTCCTCAGTGCCTAGATTCTTTGGCTCGTTCCGCGATAAAGTCATGCTCAAGCTCACGCAGTACAAGTGGGTTCCGCGTACCGACTCTCAGCAAATAGTGCACAACGTCTTACAGCCAGCAATACGGTTCACTAAAGAAGAGTGCCTTGACTTACCTGACCTGCTGTACTCCTCACGAGACGTACCCCTCACCCCGCAGCAGACAAAGTACTACGACACAATGCGCAAGCAAATGATGGTGATTGCCGCAGGCTCAGAGATCACGGCAGTCAACGCAGCCGCTATGCTCAACAAGCTTCTGCAAGTATCGCAAGGCGCGGTCTATACGGATGATGGCAGTGTGGTGGAGTTTGATGTCAGCAACCGAATCGCTGCGCTCATGGAAGTGATTGAGAGTACTGACAACAAGATACTAATCTTTGTGCCGTACAGGCACACGCTGAGCATGCTGCGTGACACGCTCATCAAGGACGGTTACAGCGTAGAAGCTATCCAAGGCGGCATGCCCCCCAACCAGCGGGCGGACATTATCAAACAGTTCCAAACTGAGGACAACCCTCGCATACTTTTGCTTAGCCCACAAGCCACGGCCCACGGGATTACCCTAACAAAAGCGGATCAAATTGTGTGGTGGGGGCCTGTATCATCTACGGAGATTTACCTACAAGCTAACTCCCGTGCCCACCGGGCTGGGCAAACTAATCACGTCACGGTAACGCACCTGCAAGGCAGCCCTGTGGAGCGCCGGATGTACACAATGTTGCAGAGCAACATAGATTTGCACCAAGGTTTAGTCGACCTGTACAAACAAATACTTGACGACTAGATTAGACAGTGTATAATCTGAATTGTGGGCACCCCCCCCCACTCATTTCTATTCAACGTAAGTCAACAGGAGAAACCTATGGAAGCTGACAAGCTAGTCTCGGTGTACGTCAAGATACGTGACGCCAAGGCAGCAAAAACTAAAGAGATGGAAGACGCCATCAAGGCGTTGGATGACCAGCTCGATATTATTGAGCAAGAGCTTTTGGAAATCTGCAAAACTACAGGCCAAGACGGAGGCAAGACCTCTGCAGGCTCATTCACACGGTCTGTTAAGACCCGATACTGGACCAGCAACTGGGACAGTATGTACAAGTTCATTCTCGCGCAGGGGGTGCCTGAACTTTTGGAACGCCGTATTGCTCAAGGCAATTTCAAGGATTTCCTGAAGGACAACCCAGACCTTTTGCCTGAGGGTGTTAATGTTGAGTCCAAGTACTCAATCACCGTTCGTCGTGCCTCTAATTAATCTATAGGAATCCCCATGAGCAATATGACTCTTTTCTCTTCTGGTGCCGCTATCCCCGACTTCTTGCGTGACATCAATGACCAAACCCTCAAGGACATTACCGGCGGTACTGGCGGTAAACAAATCTCCATCAAAGGCGGCGTGTGGCGCATGATCGTCGGCGGTGAAGAAGTTTCCAAAAACGAAGACCGCGCCATGAACTTCGTTATTGTGGCTGCTAGCAAGGGAGTGTCCCGCACGTTCTACGAAGGCAAGTATGAAGAGGGTGCCAACGCTAAGCCTTCCTGCTGGTCGGCTGAAGGCCTTGTGCCCAACCAAGAGGTGCTGAACCCTCAGAGCTCCAGCTGCACTACCTGCAAGCAGAACATTGAAGGCTCCGGTGAAGGCAAGTCCCGCGCATGCCGTTACAGCAAGCGTTTGGCGGTGACGTTGGAGAACGACATCAGCGGCAACATCTACCGCCTGCAGGTTCCTGCTAAGTCCTACTTTGGTCGGGCTGAGGGTGACAAGATGCCCCTGCAAGCGTATGGTAAGTTCTTGTCGGGTCATGGCCTGCCCATCACGGGGCTGGTTACTGAGGCCCGCTTTGACACAAGCGAAGCTGTGCCGGTCATGAAGTTCCGCGCCGTGCGTCCGCTGACTCGCCCTGAGTGGGAGATTGCTAAGGCCCAAGGCGATTCGGAAGAAGCCAAGCAAGCTGTGGAGTTCAAGATGGTAGCTAGCAAGGATGCGGCCAACGCCATTGCGTTGCCTTCGGCTTTTGCTTCACCCCCACCTCAGTTCTCTGAAGCCAGCAAAGCGACTGCTGAAACGGTGGAGACTATTGAGCCAGTTAAGCGTAGTTCGGCTAAACCCGCCGCTGCTGCGCCCGTTGCAAAGAACGTCGCTGACATTCTCAGTGATTGGTCGGTAGACGAATAATGGCCAGCAGCAATCGAGGTTACAGCACTGCGTTTGTCCGCCGGGTGAAGGCGGCAAAGCGATACCAACTGCGTGATGTCCAGCGGTTAGCACAGGCGTGCCTTGACAGCGAAGCTCCCATTGCGGTGGTGGCTGATATGTTTGGCGTGACTCGGGCTACGGTGTACAACTGGTTGGTAGCAGAGACTGAACCTCGGCGGCTGCAATACAGCGCCATACCTGAAGTACTTGCCAAGCTAACCAAGCTTAAGTAACTTCGCCCGGCGGGGTGGTGGGGAGACCCACCACCTCTTTCTTTTTAGCTACACCGTGAAGCTATATGACTGATTTTTTATCATCTGTACTGCCCACACAGGGTATGTACTGCACGGTGGGTATTCGGAATGGGTTGGTAAAGCAAAACTTTCATGCGACGATTGATGATGTTGATGCGGTAGGCACAGGCTTAGCGAGTTCCGGGGTAGATGCATACTTCGCACTGGCTACGTTTACTGATGGTTCTAGCCGCAAGGCTGAGAACGCCGCATTCCTTTGCGCATTTTTTCTTGACTTGGATTGCGGCACGGGTAAACCGTATGCCGACCAAGCTGCCGCCGCGCAAGCGTTGAGAAGTTTTGTACTTACCACCCAACTCCCTGAACCCACCGTTGTTAACTCAGGCGGGGGCCTACATGTGTACTGGCCTCTTACCGAAGACCTGCCTGTAGGTGTGTGGCTAGGCCACGCCAAATCGCTTAAGCGGTTGTGCACACAGCACAACCTACATGCCGACCCAGCGGTAACTGCGGATTGTGTACGCATCTTGCGTATCCCCGGTACTTCAAACTTTAAGCAAGGGCTGGCTCGCCCAATACAGATTGTTCACTCCGGCATACCGTCTACGCTGGAGGCGTTCGCTGCCCACCTGCCCCCGGCACCTCTTGACCTGTCTGCAGCTAAGGCGTTTGGTCAAGACAATATAACTTTTGACCTTGGGGGCGGCGAGTACCCTAAGACCAAGTTTCGGGTAATAGCTGTCAAGAGCCTTAAGGATGAGGGCTGTGCCCAGATCAAGCACGCCATAGTGAATGCAGCTACGCTAGAGGAGCCTTTGTGGCGTGCTGCGCTGTCCATCGCCTACCGTTGCGAAGATGGAGCCAAGGCTATCCATGACCTGTCTAAGAAGCACCCCGGCTATACCGCTGGCGGTACTGATGCCAAGGCAATGGATACTAAGGGCCCCTATACCTGCGAGTGGTATCGTGACAACCACGGTGCGCTCTGTGCAGGCTGCGCGTATAAAGGCACCTCCCCCATCGGTCTTGGTAAGTACGTAGAGCAAGCTGAAGTCGTAGAGGGCATGTACCTGATTGAGAAGCCTGAAGATAGCGAGTCTCCGTCCGTCTTGCTGAAGGTGCCTGAGTACCCCTTCCCCTATTTTCGTGGGGCCAAGGGCGGCGTATTCCTGAAGCGCCGTGACGCTGACGGTAACGAGGAAGACATTGAAATCTACAGGCAAGACCTGTACATAACCGAACGGTTCTTTGACTCCGATGAGCACGGCAACGGGGATGGGGAGATGATTGGCATCAACCTGCACCTACCGCATGATGGAGTACGCCGATTCTTTACCACTACCCAAGATGTTTTTACCACTGACAAGCTACGGAGCCTTCTCGTTAAAAACGGGGTGGTGGCCTACGGCAAAACTATTGACGCAATCATGGCCTATTTCGCATCCTCCATTCGTAAACTGCAAAACCAAGTCGCTGCCAACAAGACCCGAAACCAGATGGGCTGGACGCCCGACAACCAAGGGTTTGTAGTTGGGGAGCTAGAGTACACCGCCATGGGTACCAAACTCGCACCCCCTGCTAGTGGTACACGCCAACTGGCGTCGTTCTTCAAACCTACGGGCACTTTAGAGGCATGGAAGAGCATGGCTAATTTCTATAACCGTCCGGGACTTGAAGCGCATGCACTGACGCTGTTCCTTGGCTTTGGCTCCCCCTTGCTAAAGTTTATTGGCGGAACCGCAGTCAAGGGTGCCTTGGTGCATTTGAAGTCAAACGGTTCAGGCTCTGGCAAAAGTACAGCGCAGATGATGGTCAACTCTATCTTTGGGCATCCTGACAAACTGCTAAACAAACAAGACGACACCTACGCAGCTAAGATGCACATGCTGGGCATGATGAACAATATTGCTAACACCATTGACGAGATTACTAACGAGACCCCAGAGAACCTGTCGGCACTTGCCTACGGCGTAACCAATGGGCGCGGTAAAAACCGCATGAACGCGCAGACCAATACGCTACGCTTAAACTTTACGACGTGGATGGGGATGACAATATCCTCTGCTAATGCGTCCGTTGTAGACAAGCTCATGCAGCTCAAGGCGACCTCCAACGGGGAGTTAAGCCGAACCTTTGAGATGCTGGTGCCTAGATATACCGGCGCTACCAAAGCAGAAATTGACGCCGTGTTCAGTCAGCTAGAGCACAACTACGGCGTGGCAGGTCCGATCTTTATTGACTACGTGGTTAAGACCCAAGAGAAAGTACTTGACCTCTGCCTCAAGATGCAAGCCAAGATTGACGTTGACCTGAACCTCACTGCGGCAGACCGGTTCTACTCATGCCTAGGGGCCATAGCCATGGCGGCAGGGCTTATTACTCAGAAGCTAGGGTTGCACGAGATTGATATACCCCGCATCTACGCCTTTATGCTCACCCAGATTACCGAGAACCGCATCAACATTCAACAGTCAAGCAACGACGCTGACATAGTGGCACAAGAGACGCTAGCTGCCTACGTAAACGAGAACGTGCGTAACGCACTGGTGGCTAACAGCGTCAGCAAGAGCGGAGCCCCAGAGCTACCTAGCCTGACCCCGAACGGCCCCTTGCGATTGCGGTACTACCCTGACACCCAAGAGATGGCAATCCCATCCGGTGAGTTCCGTAAGTTCTTCGCATCGCGGCAGGTTGATGTGAAGGACGCATTGGCTAGGCTGCACGCTGCCAATTTTATGAAGCATGATGGCAAGTCTCACCCGCTACGTATTGGTGCCGGTGCCTTGGGTGGCATGGCAGGTATCCTCACACGCTGCTATGTGTTTGACGCCAAGGCACTGGGTATAGATGCGACGCAGTTCACCCCCACCGGTCCCTGAGGTATTCACGCTCTACGGGGTGGAGTACTTCCTTGACTGGCGCAAGCTGGAGCCGGGCACTTCGTTCTTTATACCGACGACCGCTACGCCCAAGCAAGTCAAGGACGTACTAAAAGAAGTTTACAAAACCTTACCCTACGTGTTTGAGTTACACACCCGTTGCGAGTACGGGCGGTATGGCGTCAGGGTTTGGCGGGTGTATTGAACATCCGGTTGGCTTCTAGCTTAGCGGACCGTACCCAGCTCACCATTTCGGTTTCGTAGTCCAGTAGCTTTTCCATCTCCGCCGTACGTTCTTCCTTGCTCATGGTAGCTTCCGCATCGGTTCCGTTGAGCCACTTGCGGTACTTGCGCACCTCAGCCAACTGCGACAGTGTTTTGGTGATAGTACTTGCCAATACTAATTTCTCTTGGTTCTCTTGGTAGAACGCCTCTGCCTTAACCACATCGGTAGCGGCAATGTCGGTGAGCGTTTTCTGAATCGGTATCACTTTGGCCCGCAAATCGTAGAACTCGTCCTTGGGGTTAGTCAGTTGTGACTTGTCGTACATGAACCCGCTCAGGCCCATCCACTTACTCATGGGTCGGTCGATAGCCTCGGGGTGTAGCATGGCATCGGTCAGCATGATGACGGACGCGGCACTGGTGCCGAAGTAGCCCTTCAGCGCGTTGTCAATTTTGATGGGAGATATCTGCACACCGTTACCTGCCAAGTACTCAGCAATCGACTTAGCCAGCTCTGACGTACCCTTACTCACACGCTCACTTGGTAAAATACCTTGCTGGTAGACACCCTCCAGTGGGCGTCCGGTTAGCGTGGAGTAATTAAATAAGTTCTCAACCACTGGGCGGATTGCCGTTGGTATGATGTTTATACGCCCCACGTATTGCTCGCGGGCATACTGCAGTGTGCTTAGCACCATCTCGGACGCCAACTGCTCCTCTGAGGTACCTTGCCGACGGTAGTAGCCCACTGCGTTCTCAATAGCCACTTTGATTACGGCAATGTCACCCCGGATAGCGATCTTGACGCCATCTCCAAGAATCCAGTTGTTGTCCCGAGTGCGGCGGTCCAGCTTCTCATACTCGTCGTCACCGGCCTTGGCCATGGCATAGGCAAGCGCAGCACCCGCATATACCGCTACGTGCGTTAAGAACATCTTGCGGGCTGCTACTTGTTGCAAGCCAGAGGCGTTGTCTTTGCCGGTAGCTGCGCGGTACAGCAAGTCCATACTCTGTGCAGTAGCATTTAAGAACGGCACGGTCATTATGAGGTCTTGCATTGTCCCGCTGGTGCCGCGACGGTGGAAGTTAATTAACTCACGCGCCCGGGTATTGGCCAGTAGTTTGTCGCCCAACGGGTACGCAGTGGACTTGGTTTGTTCCAACGTAAAGTCGTACACCGCCTTACGTACGGCAATATCAGAGGCTTGGGTTATGCGCTCTAATCGGTTTACTATGGCGCTCAGCTTTGAGCGTTTGCGCAGCCCGAGGTCGTACAGGATGTTGGTTGCAGGGGATGGGGCGGTAAAGTCCACAGCCCCAGCTAAACCAGTGCGTCCAAACTCGCGTTCAATATCGTGCATTCTGGAGTCCTGCCCGGTCAGGTCAGAGCTAAGCCCTTTGATCTCATGCCATGACAACTTAGCAAAGTTTCCAAACACGGACATAACGAATGGGAACGGGTCACGCACCCCGGAGGTAAGCAACGCACCCTGCACGTCCTGCACAACCTGACTCAAAGCAAACGCAGGGTTGGCGGTAACTAGCAGGCGCAAGGTCTTGGAGAACCGGCTCATAAACCGAACGTAGCTTGGGATGATTCGGGGTTCGTCGGCAAACGCTGCTTGGTCGTACTTTGTAGGTACAGAGAAGCGCTTAGGGTACCCGTCTTTGTACACCATCACCGAGTAGCCAGAAGGGCTCTTCTCAGTGTCGCCCAGCGGTTTGGCCAAGCCTACGCTGGACATGGCAAGCATCAACTCGGTGTTGGCGTTCTGCTTAGCAAACTGCTGCAACATCCACCCCATTGTCTTGAAGTAGTTATCAAACACGTTACCTACGGGGCGCTCTTCCGAACCAATGAGCTCTGGCAGCTTGCCTAGTTGAGACACGCCACGCCCTGTCATGCGCTTGCGGGTTGTAAATTTATCGTTGAAATCTTCTATGCGGTCAAACGGCACGTAGTGGAGGGCTTCGCGGTAGAACTGGGCGTCCTCTGCGGTCAACCGACCCGACTTCTCCAACTGGTTAACCAAGGCAATACGCGGCTCGTCCATGATGCGGGACATCTCTTGGAGCTCTGGGCTTGCGTTATATCGGGCCACTGACTCGGCAATACGCACGGTGTCAACTTGCTTGTTAGCAGTTCTCCAGTGGATGAGCACGTCTGCATTAGCCTTCATTAAAGCGTCAAGGCGCATACCTTCCAAAATAATACTGGCTTGGGCGTAGGCGGTTTCAAAGTCTAGTCCATTCTGTTTGGCCCATTTCTGCAGTACCGTGTACACCTCGGCTGGAGCGGTCTTTGCCTTGTACGTCTCAAGCAGACCAGCGGTCCCAATGCGGATACCACCTTCTTCAAAGAACATAGGCAGCATCTTGGCGGCGTCTTCTGCTTGCCGTGCAATTGTGATGGCGTTTACCTTACCAGCAGCGTCCCGTACAGCCCCGTCATACAGGGTGGCTAGGCGTTGCGCAACCGCCGCATACTTGTCTACTACTTGTGTACGTAGCTTGGTCACTACGTCAATCCCCTGCATGGGGCCCATAGCCTGTAGCGCGTTGTTGGTAGCCCCAGTGAGGGCAGCCCTGATACCTGTGGGCGGCGGCATCAGTTGCTTGGCCCGCTCTTCGATGGTTGGGCCGGAGGCACCGGGTCCGGTAGCTGCTACAGGTGCTGCTTTTTTGGCCGAGGCCAGTATGCTGGGTTTTTTAGCATCGTAGGCTCCGCTGTTGCCGATGGTAGATTTAACTTGATTGGGGGAGAAGGCTACTACTTCTGTTAGTTTGCCGTTCTTGTACTGCATAATTCCGTCATAGCCCTGCGCTTTTGCACGGGTCATCACTTGCTTGCCAATATACCCGTTTTCTTCGTACGCTTTTTCAACAAAGTTTTCCGCTTTGGCAGTATCCATGCCCAGCATTACCAGCGCTTGAACCATCGGGTCTCTTTGGCCCGTTAGCATCAGCGGTTTTTGCAGGGAGGCGTACACGGGCAGGACGTTTTGCCCGCTTACTTCGTAAATGGACGCGTTAGGGCGGGATAAGTTGGATGTATCTGCGTAGGTGTTTGCAAAGTCCGCCATTGGGGTCAAATAAATACCTGCGCCCAGTGCGCCATCTGGCGATAGCTTAAATGTGTCAAAGCTTCCCAAGGTACCGTGGTACACCACCATCGGCTGACCGTTCTCATCAACCACCTTGCTATCCCCAAACCAGCGTTTAAAGTTTTCAGACTTAGGTCCGTATGGGTACGTGTATTCTGGTGGTGCGGCAAAAATCGTGTCTACTGCAGCGATTACGCTGTCCTGCATGGTCTGCGGGTGCTGTACACCGAGCATCTTCAGTACGTTGCGCTTGAACCAATCCCACGCGTTCTTCATCTTCCAAGGCTTGGCCCGCAGCTGGTCCTGCAGAACTTTCTCAGTCAAAGCCTCTGCAAAAAACTCGGACATTGACCTTGTGGCAGGTTCGCTCAGCGTAATGGATTTATCTCGCTTGGCTGCTTCCCAAAGCGCTGTGAGCTCGTCCACTGCAGCCGTTTGTTGAGGGGTCCACGTTTTTGGGCCTTGTCGCAATACGTGTTCGGTTGCTGCATGCACAGACTCGTGCAATAAGGTCTCCACGTCTAACCCGTACTTGCTGTCCAACTTAATAAAGTTACCTAGTATTGAGGCTACTCCTCGTACCTGTTCGCCGTTGTCACCTTTAAGGTTGTCAACAATCGTGACCTCAGTGTTGCCTAGCAGTTTCCACAGGCGTTGGGTTATCGCATACTCTATTGAACCTTTTTGTAAAGTCTTTGCTAACGCGTCAAGGGCCTTAGGTAGCGAGTTGTTGCGAAGGTGGTTAAGTACGTCTTCCGGTAACGGTTGCCCATCGCTAACCCCCGTTGAAGATAGCACCCCACTTGTGCCCGCTTTCCTACGCCCCGCTGCAACATCTACAGGGTCTAGTTCAGAATCTACTATGTTCTGGGCGTACTGACGTACCGCTTTGGGAGTCAGCGGGCTTTCCGCAATACCTGCGATATAGGCAGCAGCGCGTTGGGCTTTTACTGTTTCATCTGACGTGTTGTATAGGTTGAGTCTGGCGTCAATTTCGGTAACGGCTTCCGCATGCTCTGGCTTGAGCGGCTCATCGGGCTCCTCGCGGGTTGCCTTGGCAGCGGCGTCCCGGTCAACTTCAGCTTGCGCTTCGCGTTTGGCTTTTAGTGCGGCACTGCGAGCTTGTGCATCTACCTCAGGGGCATTAGCAGCAACCTCCGGCACTACGGCAGCAGCGGTAGCGCGAGTAGCCTCACTGACTTCAGGAGGCTTAGGTAGAGGAGCAGGCTTAGGCGCAGGTGGGGTTACTACCGGAGCAGGGGTTACTACCGGAGCAGGGGTTACTACCGGAGCAGGTGCGGGAGTTAGTGCACTCGGCTGTGCTCCTTGCTGTG